TTGCTGCGTTTTTGCAGGATCATCAACAGATCAAACAGTTTGAATTGTTATTCTCTGTTGTTGACGCAATAGCTCCGAATGTGGTTCAGGAAATTAACATAGCAACTGGAACGGCGCAATCCACGGCAAATAATGCGCTAGATCAAATCATTGAACTAGCTCAGTCTACATCGGTAGATGATGCTGTTATGTCGGCCAAAGTTCAACAAGCGTTGGATTGCATTCCAAGATTAACGCAAGCGCTTGAACTTCTTGCACTGGCTCCAGCAAGTCAACCACAGCAAGTTATCTATGATGATTTGGCCCCGCCTATTATTCCGTACATTCAGCCGAAAAATGGTGAGTTTGATTCTTTGACCGTTACAGGCACATCGAATCTAGGCGCTGGAACTGTAACTTTTCCAAGTGTGTATTTAGCCAACGAGACAGGGACAGGACTGTATAGGATTGGCCCAAATAATCACGGATATGCGGTAAGCGGCGTTAATGTAATAAGTATTGCATCAACTGGAATTGCACTAACTGTTCCGATTCAAGCATCAACAGTTAAAGCAACAGCCGCTGGAGGGTATATTTCAAGCGACAACAGCACTGGAATTACAACTACGATAACTACCGCCTCGCTTGTTGGGAAAACCATCACCATCAAGGATGGTTTAATCACGTCATTTGCTTAAAGGAATTATCATGGCTGTAACAGTAAAAGTTCTTATCCCATCAAAGATTGCGGAGTCTACGCAAGTTACCCAATACACGGCGACAAACGTTAAGGCAATTATCGATAAATTCACAGCTACAAATTACAGCGGCGGCGCTGTGACTATATCTGTTAACTTGGTCACGTCAGCAGATACGGCTGGCAATCAAAACTTGATTGTTAAAACCAAATCACTAGCAGCAAGTGAGACATACACGTTCCCAGAGTTGGTAGGCCATTCTTTGGAGCCATCTGGGTTTATCAGCACCATTGCCAGCGCTGCTACATCCATAACAATTCGCGCAACTGGCCGCGAAATAACGTAAATCAAAATCATGCATTTGTGCAATAATCCAAGCACTGAGCTTATCGAGCTGCCAGTGGCTCATTCCTAAAAAGAGTGGATCACAAAATGCATCAACTGAGTGAAAACCTAACCAAGCGGTTTCAGTTGCCATTACTCGCAGTGGATTGGCTTTGTCAGTTATTTGACGCAATACAAGTCTTTGATGACTTATATGATTGCGACAAACTTGTCTCCAAAGATGAAATAAAAAACTTGATTTGGTCAACTTTTATTTCATTGCCACAAAATCCATTTTTTAAAGCCAATCAAGAAGCGCTATGGCCACTGCTAGCCACGGCGATTCTCAAATGGCACGGCGCAAATAAAGCAGAAGAAAACCTAAAGCATGATGCTATGTCATTTGCTTGGAGAGCCGGATATTACGACATCGTTTTGATGGTGGTTGGGATGGTCCACGGTCACAAATACGCAGCAGACAACGCTGCGGCTGTAATGTCTTTATACGGTGAGACATTCTGCGAATATCAAAAGGAGTTTAATAATGCCTGATCCAGTAACGGGACTAATAGCCACGACAGGGTCTAGCCTGATCGGAGGAGCAATGCAAGCTAATACAGCCGAAGATGCATCTGCTGCGCAATCCGAAAGCGCGCAAGCCGGAATAGATGAACAGCGCAGGCAGTTTGAAGCCATTCAAAGCCTATTACTTCCCTACTCATCAGCTGGGGTATCTGCACTTGGGCAACAGCAATCATTACTTGGTTTGGGGTCGCCTGAAGGTCAGCAGCAAGCAATTAACGCCATTCAAAGTGGGCCACAATTTCAGGCGATGACCCAACAAGGCGAGAATGCTATTTTGCAGAATGCATCTGCCACTGGTGGGTTACGTGGTGGAAACGTCCAAGGCGCATTAGCACAGTTCAGACCACAGTTGCTAAACCAATTGATCGAACAACAATACGGCAGATTGGGAGGTTTAACTTCTATTGGTCAAAACGCAGCGGCAGGCGTTGGAAATGCTGGCATGGCTACCGGGAACAGCATCACAAACTTACTTGCCCAACAAGGCGCAGCACAAGCTGGTGGCGCTTTAGGGCAGGCTGCGGGGTTTGGTAATGCATTGGGTGGTATCGGGCAAGGCGTGGGGCTGTATAGCGCCCTTGGTGGGTTTGGTGGAAACAAGGCAAGCCCAATGTCTGAGCCGTACCCTGGTTATAACGCACAAATAGGTTTGTTATAAATGCAACCTTACAACTACACCATTCAGGCACCAAACCCATTTGAATCTGCTTTGGGCGGGTTGAAACTAGGTTTTGGATTGCAGGACATGCAAGCGCAAAGACAAGCGCAGGAACTGAAGTTGCAACAAGAGCAACAAGGAATGTTGCGTCAACAAGAATTGCAATCACGTATGCAATCGTTGATGAATAACCCTAACCCTATGGCAAAAGACTATACCGATCTTGCCATGCTGTTGCCTGAAAAAGAAGCTAATTCAATTCGTGCTAATTGGGAAACATTATCAAAAGATCGTCAATCAAAAGATTTGCAATCAGCGGGTCAAATCATGGCCGCTTTCCAATCAGGAGCGCCTGGGATTGGTTTGAAAATGCTTCGTGAACGCGCTGAGGCTGCAAATAATTCAGGGGATACAGAGCAAGCTAAAGCGCTTGAAACATGGGCAAAGATCGCAGAGTTAAACCCAAGTGCAGTCACTAAATCAATCGGTTCATTTGTTGCTCTATTGCCCGGTGGTGATAAGGTTATTGAAAGCGTAACGAAGCTTGGATCAGAAAGCAGGGCAGAGGCTGAGGCTTCATCAGATTTGCGTAAAAAGATTGCCAATGCAGACGAGGCAGTCGCAACAGCCAAGACAGCCCAAGCCACAGCAACCAACGCAGACGAAAAAGCAAGGGCAGATGCGGCTAAGGCCACGGCTGACGCAGAGAAAGCAGCAATAGATGCGAAATATGCTGAAAAAATAGTACTTGCTGATCTTAAAAAGAAAGCTGCCGATCTTGGTTTGACATCCGCGCAAACCGGGACTGCGTTAGCTCAAACACGCAAGCTAAACAACGAGATTGCCAAATCAGTTTTAGAGCTAGAGGCAATAAAGGCTAATGGCGGTGGTGACCCTACTAAAAACTTTGATTATGAAGAAAAGATCCGCAAAGAATGGCAAGGTCGCAAAAAGACGTACCGCGAATTACAAGGAACATTTAGCACACTTAAATCCTCTGCTGAATCATCTAATGGCCCAGGTGACATAGCGCTCATTACAGGATTTATGAAAATGCTTGACCCTGGCTCTGTTGTGAGAGAAACAGAATTTGCCACGGCACGCGATACGGCTGGATTGTTTACTCAGTTACAAAATAGGCTATCAAAAGCAGAAAGTGGACAACTTCTTAGCCCGGCGCAAAGAAAAGAATATGTGGCACTTTCGCAAAAATATTTAGATGCTGCCCAAGCAAAAGCAGGCGAAGAAAAGAAAGCTTTAGGTGTAGTTGTTAAAAACTACAAACTAAACCCTGAAAACGTATTCGGGCCAGAACAAATTACAGGCGGCGGTGGTCGTGGCTCAGTGAATCCTCCTGTTATTGGGCAACCAACTGCAACAGTAGCAGGACAAACATACGCTAGGCCCGCTAACTTTACAGATGCGCAGTGGGCGGCATACAAACAATCTACGGGGGCAAAATGAGTCCTGAAGAATGGCTTGCCTCACAGTCTAGTCAGGCTGAACCAATTTCTCCCGAACAATGGGCAGCATCGCAACCCACAGCACCATCCACAACGGCTCAAGGCGTGACCGGAGCCGTTACCAGAGGCGCGGCTTTGCCCGTTATGGGTGCGGCACTAGGGGCAGCTATGGGCGCGCCGTTTGCTGGCGTTGGTGCGGTTCCTGGTGCAATTGCTGGCGCTGGTGCAGCTACGCTGGCGGGCATGGTTGGTGATCCGGTTGTGGGGTCTATAAATAGTTTGCTTGGAACAAAGTACACACTACCCACGCAAGCAATGGAAGATTTGCTGACTCGGTTGGGTGTTGCTGAACCAAAGACGGCGGCAGAGCGAATCATTCAAACTACAACCGCTGGGGCATCTGGAGCTATAGGCGGTGTAGCTTTAGGCAAGGCAGTAGAAGCGGCTGCATCTAGTCCGGTAACGAAAGCAGTTGGTCAAGCAATGGCTACTACGCCAACCTTTCAAGCTTTGACCGGAGCAACATCGGCTGGATCTGGCCAAGTAGCTAAAGAAGCAGGAGCAGGCCCGGTAGGACAGGTTGCGGCGCAAGTTGCTGGTGCGATCATTCCATCGGCTCCAAGCCTTGTTAGAAATTTGACGGGCCAAGCCGCTAAAGCAATAGCTCCGCAAGGGGCAGGAATTAAGCAACTTGGAGCACCGACAACAATTGAGCAATTGAGGCTCGGAAATTCAGCGCCAGCAGCACCGACAACAAGAGAGTCACTACAAAGCATTAAGGCAACTGTTGGAGAAAAAGCGGCGGACGTTTTAGCCTTACCAAACAAACAAGCTGAAATTGCACGCATCATAAAAACTGCGCCTGATTCTGTAGACGCTGTGCAGTATCGGCTGTCAGGAACTCAAGTTGTACCGGATAACCAAGCATCAGAAGCTATCAAACAAGGGTGGAAAGATGGAGCTATAGCCAGCATTAAAGCAGCGTCTGACAAAGATCGGCAGGCCATGACAAAAATGGTCAACATATTTAAGTTGGGCGAAAAGAGCGATTCATTTCGAGCTTTGAATAGGCCAGCGGATATTCTCGGTGATTCAGTTCAAGCGCGTGTTGACTTTCTTGCAAATGCAAACCAAAAAGCAGGAAAAACAATTGACCGTATTGCACAGACAAAACTTCGTGGGAAGCCTGTCAATTACGATCCAGCTATGAATTCATTTTTAGATGAATTGGATTCAATTGGAGTAAAAGTTGAAATGGGTTCTGATGGAGTTGCCAAAGCAAATTTAAAAGGCTCAGACATTCAAGGAGACAAAGGTGCGCAGCGTATATTAAACACGGTGCTAGAGCGTTTGAGCACAATAAATCCACCAGACGCATATGGTGTGCACACTGCAAAACGATTTATTGATACTCAAGTTAACTACGGGAAAAAGAACTTAGCTAACCCTTTGACCCAACAAGCAGAAAGAGCATTGAAGAATCTTCGCAGAGGTTTGAACGAGTCGCTGGGTGAACAAACACCAGTTTATAAGGCGGCTAATGAAAAGTATGCTGACACAATAACTGCTCTCAACGATCTGCAAAAAGCAGCAGGGACGAACATTGATTTTGAATCGCCCAGTGCAAATAAGGCATTAGGTTCTGCAATGCGAAAACTGACAAGCAACTACGGAACAAGGGCCAATTTAATTGATTCACTTGACCAAGCCAGCCAAATTTCAACCAAGTACGGTATGAAATTAGATGATAACGTGGTGAATCAACTTATTTTTGTAAACGAACTAGATCGAATGTTTGGTGCAGTCGCTGATACTTCTTTAAAAGGTCAGGTTGGACAAGCAATGGAAACAGGAATTGAGATTGCTAGAGGAAATATAGCTTCAAGAGCAGTTGACCTACTTGCGGAAAAAGCTCAAAACCTGCGTGGAGTCAATAAAGACAACGCGATTAAAGCAATGGAAGAAATACTTAAACGTAAGTCTGAGTAACCTTAAACTTATTAATTCAGGAGTTTCAAAAAATGTCAGCACTTAGCGTACAAGTACCATTCCCAGTATTTCAAGACCGAGACGGTCAGCCTTTAGATAATGGATATGTCTGGATAGGAACAGCAAATCTAAACCCTCAAACAAACCCGATTACGGTTTATTACGACTCAGCTTTGACTATTGTTGCTGCCCAACCTCTTAGGACAATAAATGGCTATGTGTCGCGCTCAGGTTCACCAGCTCAAATTTATGTGGATGGGGTTGGCTTTAGTATCCTTGTCCAAGATGGCAAAGGCTCGATGGTTTACAACTTTGCGGATGGAACTGGAATAGGCCCAAATGCGAACGGAATAATTTATGATCCGGCAGGCACAGGGGCTGTGGCTACAACCGTTCAGACAAAGCTGCGGGAAAATGTAAGTGTTAAAGATTTTGGTGCTGATCCTACGGGAACTTCCTTTAGTACAACCGCTATTTTGAATGCGATTATTTCACTTAGGGCAAATCCAGTAACTATCCTTGACACCATTGGTGGCAGCAACATTACTGCATATTCATCTGGAGTTGTAAATTTTCCACCAGGGATATACAAAATTTCGTCTGATACTCTGCAAGTATATCAAGATTTAGGATTAACACTTAAAGGCTCAGGAAGCCGGAGAACAAACAATGCTGTAAGAGCATCTACAACTTTGTTAATTTCTGGCACGTCAAGTGGCTTTGGTATTCAAGCCTATCGCAGCGGTGGACGGGGGTTGACGCTTGAAGACATGGATATTTGTTACGAAAATGCTAATTTCACGGGAAGCGTTTTAGATGTTTACGACTGCCCTGGGGTTACAGCTAATAGATGTTTTTTTGGAACTTATGGTTTAACAGGTGCTACTCGACTACAAACAGCGGCAGCGTGTTTACGTAGCACATACGATGAATTTATGCATTTTAATAATTGTGTGTTTGACGGTGCTGCTTTGGGGTGGTGGTCTGATGATATTAGAGTTTTTGATGCCAATACTTTTGGTGGATCACTGACAAAATTTGATTCTTGTGTATTTTATGACTGCAAAGACAACCATATTTATCACGGTGGGACAAGAACAAGAACTGGGCTTGTTATTAGTAACACGGCATTTAATCCAATCTCGGTATCCCCGACAAGCACTTGTTTAAACATTGACAACGTAGAAGCCCTAGAAGTTTCCGGTTGCGGTTTTGCCGCATCTGTGTCTAACGCTCCTGCTGTGCAGTGGCTTCGCGTTACAAACTGCACTGGCAGTTTGCAATCAAACTTTGTTGATGATTTGGCTCCAGCAGGTCAAGTTTCTGGAATGCTAGATATTACGGGTAACAGATTTGCAGGAACCAATGGCTTAACCGTATTGAGTGGTGTGATAACAGGTAAATCAAATGAATTTAGTGCAGGCACTTACGGATGGATTTTTGCTCCGACCGCTGCGCTTAGTTTTGAAGTTGGCCCCGACCTATTTAAAGCGCCACTGACAAACTCTTACAGAATTGCCGCCGATTCTGCATTTTTGGCTGGGATGATTCATTACGACTCCGCATCGGATGCTTCTTCAAGTAAGTTCACAAATGCATCTGGTCGTGTTTCTATTCAAAATGTAGATGCAAAAACTTTTTCTGTTGCAAGCACGCCGTACACAGTTTTGTCAACGGACACAAACCGAACAATACTTGCAACTGGTGGCTCAAACCAAGCATTCACTTTGCCGACACCAATACCCGGCACTACAATAACTATTACAAAAATATCAAGCGTAGACCTGACGGTAACTTGTGCTGGCGGTACAAATTACTACGGTCAAAATTCTTCCGCGTTAACCGTTGCAACTCTTTCAGGTGCCGCAATGGGTAGTTTGACTTTACAGGCTTACGCTACGGTTGGTTGGTTGGTTAAATCACAAGTAAATACATGGATCTATTCATGACTTTAACCATACCACACCAACTGATGTTTGGCTACTGGGGCGCTGCGGTTACCCCTTGGCTTATGATCCTATCATCAAAGCACAAAGACAACGCAGCCCTAATTGCGCACGAGAAATGCCATCAGGAACAGCAAAGAATAGATGGGACTTTTACCTTTTGGTATCGCTACATAACAAAGAGGTCATTTCGCCTAAGTTATGAGCTAGAAGCCTATAAAGTGTGGTTAAAAATATCTCCAAAAGATGCCTACATGGTGTCTTTATGGCTTGCTAATAACTACAATCTGGGCTTGTCTTTTGATAAAGCTGTAGATTTACTATCCGAGAGCTAAATATGACACCCGAACAACAATCAGCATACGAAGCAACAATAGCGGCAGTAGGTAGTAAAGCGACTTATACGGGAGCCGGGGCCACAATATTCGCTTGGATGTTATCAAGCGAGTTTGGCATTCTGTTAGGCATTTTGATGGGTTTTGGTGGATTTATTGTCAATTGGTACTACAAACACAAGCAGGATAAACGGGAAGAAATCGAGCACGCGCGCAGAATGGGCATGTACGAATGAGGCACCCACGCACCGCTATAGGCGCTTTGTCGCTGTCTGCTGCTGCGCTAGTCGCTTTAATCTTGCATGAGGGTTGGACAGACAAAGCCGTGATTCCGGTTAAAGGCGATGTGCCCACAGTCGGCCCGGGGCTTACCAAGCGAACCGATGGTAGTCCGGTTCAGATGGGCGACACGATCAAACCCGTTGAGGGCATTCAACGCAGCCTCGCTCACATCCAAAAGAGCGAATCAAAAATCAAACAGTGCGTTACAGCACCACTGCATCAAGTTGAATACGACTTAATGATCGATTTTGCGTATCAATACGGCGAATCAGCACTGTGCAAAAGCAGCATTGTCAAGCTGGCAAACGCTGGAGATTACGCTGGGTCTTGCAAAGCATATGAACGGTTCCGATTTGTTGGTAAACCACCACGCGACTGCTCTATCAGATCAAACGGATGTTATGGTGTTTGGATACGCAGCCAAGAACGTGCCAAAAAATGCATGGATGTGCAATTATGACTCCTGAAAAGTACAACGACTTAAAAAAACCACTTGTACCGTTCAGAAAGATCACCAGCGCAGCCGATAATCGAATGCGCAACCGAACAGCCAAGCAGCAGCTTGCAGATGCGCTGGAGGATCTCAAAGGCCCGGATGAAATACCCGATGATGATGCTGACGATGCAGGCTTAAAAAGGTACAACTAAATGATAATCCCAGATTCCGCACCAATGGTTCCGATCACTACGTACTTGCTAAATGCAATCCCGTACATACCACACTACATCAAGCCCAAAGTGTACGTATCCCCCGGTGGTGCGACGATGACCCAAAAGCAGCTTATCGTACTTAACGCCACTCCGACAACTATGATGCTGTGGCCTCGCCGCTGGTGCGCTGAATGATCCCTTTACCGCTTATCTCTGCTCTTATTGCTGGCGCTATTTCAGGCGCTATTTCAGGCGCTGGAGTATGGGCGTATCAAGCAAACAAGTACGACGCACAGATTTCTACGATCCGGCGCGACCAAGCTATAGCCGCTCTTAACCAACTGGAGATAGCCCATGCTGAGACAATCGCCCTACAGACAAAAGCCGACACCGCCGCCCGCAAACACGCCGCCCGTTCGGCAAAGATGGCCGATGCTGTCCGTCTTGCTAGCATTGAGCGTGACAAGTTGCGCGACGACCTCGCCGCCAGTGCCCTGCGTTTGCCAGACGCTTCCTGCGGTTCCGCTCGCAACTACGCTACAACCCTCAACGAGTTATTCAGACAATGTACGGATCAGCTTAGAGCAGTGGCGGGCCAAGCTGACGGCCACGCCGCTGACTCCCTGATGCTTCAAGAGGCTTGGCCTAAGTAACAACAATCTCAAAATGTTTAGCCTTTAGGTTAGGTACAGTTGGCACTCTTACAGTAGAAACATCTTCGGGATATTTCTTGATTTCTTTAATCAGTTTTTCCGTTATTTCTTTGCGTATCGCGTCCATCGCAACATCATCTTTTACAGTTGATAGTTATGCCGCAAGATTACGCCCCAAATATGGCCCGTGTCGTTGCTCTTGAAAATGCCAACATAAGCGCCAGCAGAGGTCATGCAATGGAGGTGCGTATCGTTCTCGCCGAATGCAATCAAATCTCCGCCACCGTAAACAGTACCTTCGGGTAACGTTAATGGGCCGCGCTCTATTTGTGACCTGTTTGGGTTTGGCTTGAAGTCTTCACCAACCATTTCAATGTTCATTGTTCCGTTCATTTTTCTTCCTTTCGCCGTCACCGGCATAACTGATCATTCAAGAGCGGATGCCTTCGGCCCCGCTTAATTTGGCGATATAGATCCGGCTTGCTTACTGTGAATTATTTATCGTTGCTCAAAAGCACATCCCATCGGTAAACAAAATTGTCTAGGTCAATTCGATACATTGAAACTTCACATACTTCAAATGTTCTGCTCATGATTTAAACCACTTTCTGATTCGTTCAAACAATGTTGGTTTTGGTTTGCTTTCAAAGAAATACCAAACTAACGGTGGACTCCAATCAGTTATTTCCGTAATAACACCGTTTCTATCTCTACAAATTTTGCGAGCCTCAAAGCCAAAACCAAAACGTTTTGGATTAGCAACCATGCGTTCTTCAGTTTCGCACCAACCATACAAAACCTCAACATCAACGTCAACGTCAAACTTAATCATGATTGAAACCGCGATGGTGTAAACGCAGCAAAAGCAAAGCTGCGAGACATAGATACTGGCGGCACATAGGACACTAGCTTATCACCAACCCGGCTCGGAATGTCGGCTGCATCTTCAGCGCCCGCTCTGGGTGACTCCCATTTTGTAGGACTGTATGTTCCGGTCGTGCTGCTTCGGTGTGGCACCTTCTGTGGTACGTATGTGTCCTTTGGCTTGACTGGCACAACGGGAGCCACGTAAGCTCTCAGAAAATACTGCGTTGGGCCATGTGGTGGGCGATAGTGCTTGATTAACCCACGTCGCAGCAAACGAGTGATGGCATAAGTAATGTCTTTCTTTTCGACTTCCAGTGAGTCCGCTATCTGCTCGCATGTTGCACCTGGTTGCTGATCTATTTCTCTTAATACTGTTTCTGTTATTGACATAGCAACCGATAAAGTGAGATTAATACAAAGACCACGATGCTGATAAAGGAGGCTATCAGCAAGCCGTCCATACAAAGTTCAAACCAATCATCATTGTCCATTCGTGTCTCCGTCCATAAACTTAGGCAACCCCTGCCAGTGAGTCCAATCATCTCCGATGCAAATACGGCCTATGGTCGCTACACCATTCTTGCTGTTTATTAACAAAATCCTTACGCCCTTCGGCGTGTTTGCGTCAACTGGTATCCAATATACGGACTGATTCACGGCAGCAGTTTTGCTGTTGTTAATTTTGATTAGTTTGCTGGTCATGATCTAGCGTCTAAATATATTCCTACTTGATCTAAGCTTGAACTTTGTGCCCGAGAAGTAAAACGAAAGTTGCTTGTGGTCATGATTTCTCCTGCGGTGTTTGTGCTGGGGGTGCGGCGGTGAAAAGCGCACGAATTGGCCATGTCCCGTCAAGTGCAGTGTCGGCGTGGTGCTTTTCGTTTATAAAAGAGTTCCAGTTTCCGTCACGGCTTTGATACTGATAACAGGCTGGCTCCCCCGGCTTCAGCGCAGCCTCAAGTGCCTGCTGATGCAGCTTGCCAACAATCTCATGTTGCTCAATGCTCGTCTTCAACAAAGTTTGTAGCTCTGCGTTCTCACGTTCAAGCTGTTCGATGCGCTTGTTCGCGTTCGTCAGGGCTTCGCCCATTTGTTGACCAGATTCATCTCTGACCATTTCCGCAATCACCCCTGCAAAAATCAACATGCTTGTGCGGGTTACGTACATTTTGTCGGCAGTGGGAAACTCAAAAAAGGCTTCAGCCTCGATTTCAATTCGATTTTTGTCGATCATTTTTTATACCTCCGTTGCTGCGAGTGCGTCATCTTCAAGAGAATGAAACTCTCCCATTGCTTCGGCGTAGTCTCTCGATATTGTCAAAGCCTCCCTCAACGTCTTTATTGCAGCGTCTTGTACTGATATTGCGTAAGTGCTTTCACCAGACACGCCAACAGTGGCAGTCAGTTCGTCAGCTAATTCAAGGGCGTTCATTTCTTTTCCTTTACATCAATGACGTGTAAGTTTTGGCACATATAGCGCCTATAGCCGCCCTCGGTATTTACTTCAGGTGCCAGTGGTAGGCCGCAGTTTGGGCAGTGCAAAAGTGATGCAGAGGTCATTTTGAATCCTTCACAAAAGTCCCATCAGACAAAAGATGACCCTTACGATCTTTGATCTCATCGTAAGCAAGCTCCAAACAATTTGTAAGATCAATGTCCTTCATTGCGCAGTAGTTAATCAAGCAAACTACAACATCACCAACGCCATCTTTTATTTCTGGCATGTTGTTTTGGCTTTCCGCTTTAAACAGTTCGGCCAGTTCTTCGAGGGTTTTGTTTAGCTGGGCTTGGGGTGTTGCGTGCTGCAAGATTCCGCGATCTGTTGACCACTGAAGTACGAGTGTTTCAAGTTTTGCAAAGCTCATGATTTATTTCTGTTGATTTATTTAATAGCTATACGCTGATTTTGAATAATGCGAGCACCTGGAACTTCACGGCCTGTTTCAATTGCTGCTTTTAACAGTGATTTACTGACCAAATATTTAGGCACTAAAAATTCTTCTGGTACTTGAGCTTCATCAAAAATTTCAACGCTGGGCGGATTTGTTCGCAATGAGATTGAAAATAAAGGCGCTTCAATCTTTGTTATTCCCGTTTGCGTCATGTGATATTGCAGGTATTCATGCAACCCGGCTGCAATACGTTCTCTTTTTTCTTTCAACAGCTTCAACCTTTTTAACTCAGCCTCAATCGCTGG